GGGCTATAAACAGCAGGGACTTGTGCCATATTAGGATTGATGTGAGCCATCCTTCCTGTAATAGCACCTGTAGAAAACACACTGCCATGTACACGGGTATCTTTTGGGTCCACAAAATCAATCCATGAATGTACTTGAGCTAATCTTTTTTGGTATAAAAGATAATCAGCTATAAGTTTTGCTTCAGGTATGTGTGTTATTTCTTTTAAAGTTGTTTCATCAACAATGGGTCTACCTGTTGGTGTAAACTTTTTAGGTTTCCATCCAAACTCTTGTAGTCTATCTCCTATTTGTTGGCGAGAACCAAGATTAAATTCTTCTATTATTTTTCTTGAAACAGTGGGTGCACCATTTATTATACTTTCATACTCTTCATCAGTCAATCTAATTTTTTTATCTGTGCCATAGATTAAACCCATCCTAGAAATACTACCTGTTTTTGTGTAAGTTTTTTGTATTTTTTGTATGGTCTCAATAGGTTTAAATGTTTTATGTACAGTGTCTACTGTCTCATTAAGTTTTTGAGTAAGTTCTGCTGTCAAAGACATAGCTTTTTTCTCATCAAAAAGAAAACCATTCTGTAATTGGTCTATTAAAATCATAGTGGTTTCGTGTTCAAGTTGAATTGATTCTTTTGAAAATCCTAAAGATTCTTTTTTTAAATAATTAAATAATTTTTTATTTATTTTTGTATCATTTATACAACGTTCTAGCATTTCAAATGAAAAACATGACCAGTCTTCATGTGCTTTTTTCTGAATACCACCAAGTTTGTATGCCCATTTTTCAATACTATGACCACCTTCACGAGTAGGTCTAAAAAGTCTAGATAAAACATGGGTATCTATAATTTTTTTGTCATACAAATCTATACCTAATAATTTCTTTATTAATGGAAGGTCATACCCTATGATGTTATGACCAATTAATGTGTCAGCTTTTTGAAGAAATGTCATACCATTCATGATGGTGTCTTCATAAAACTTATGAACTGTATCGTTTTCATCAATAGCTACAAGACACCAAATCTGAGTGGCTTCTTTTTTACTTTCATCATTTGGTTTACAAACAAGTAGTCCATTTGCTTCGATGTCAAAAACTAATTCCATATATTCTCCTAAAGAGGTAGTATATCATTATCTAAATGAGAATGCAATAGTTCATCGTCTTCATATTCAGATAATCTTCCTGTGTCTTTATCATAAACAAGTGCTGTAGCCATGCCAACATCACCAGTATATCTAGACTTCAATACTCTAAGTCGTGTTGTTCTAGCTTCAAGCTCGTTCTCAGATTGCTGATTTCTTTCAAGTGCAATAACACAATCAGAAAGTTGAGCGATACTATTGGAACCTCTGAGGTGAGAAAGACTAACAGTTACACCATTCTCGTGTCCCTTGTTGCCATCAATTCTACGAAGATGTGAAACTAAAATTATTCCTGCTCCAGTTTCTTCCACCATACTTCTAAGCCTTGTCATAATATTATCAATGGCTCGTCTTTCATCACCCTCAGACATTGCACTTACTAACATGTGCAAATGGTCCACCACAACCCACTTACAATCACAGCCGACTATTAGATATCTAAGTTTAGAAAAGATATCATCTAAATCATTTGTGCCGAAGTGGGCATGAACAAACACTCTATCATTTGCAAATACTTTATCAAACATTGATATTAAAGTATCTTCTTGATAGGTTTCTCTTACATTGTCTATGTATAATCTAGCGTTAGCTTCAATAGAAAGTATGCCATCAACAGTTCTTCTCCAGTCTTCTTCAAGTGCAATGATTCCTACGTTGTCTGTTGTTTGATTTATTAACCAGTGTTCTATTTCTCTTGTGATGCTAGACTTTCCAAGACCAGTACCGCCTGTAAGAGTTACCAACTCACCGGCTCTTAACCCTATAAGTTTTTTATTAAGACCTTCCCAAGGATAAGGAACGCTTGGCTTTCTTTCTCTATTAAGAAAGTCTTTTTGTTTCTGCGATACTCTGATGATACCAGATGGTGTATACATCTGAGCATCCCACCAAGCTCTTGTAAACTCTTGATGTTTGCCTTGCTTAAGCATATCGTTTGCATCTTTATAGCCATTTGGAAGTGTTACTATTTTAGCTTTACGTGGTTTAAGTATTGATGCAACCTTTTTAGCAGCTTCAATTCCTTGCTTGTCTTTGTCAAAACAAATAACAACATTCTCAAAACTTTCAACATACTCAATGTTTTCTTTTATATCTTTCACTGCTGATTGAGCACCTCGCTTGATAGAAACAACTGCCCATTTACTTCCAAGAAGCTCGTAGGCAGCCATAGCATCACACTCACCCTCAGTAATAGTTAAATATTTACCACCTTCTTTGAAGAGGTTTTGTCCAAACAAACCTGAATCTTGTATCGTTCCTTCAAACGAAAACCTTTTGTCTTTTACATATCTAATTTTGTTTGCACTTTGTTCATTGTTAATATAAAAAGGATAATGATGTTGAGCCAATTCTCCATTAGCATCAAACACTACCTTTACTCCAAACTTTTCTGCTGTTTCTTTAGATATACCTCTATCAGTTAGCTTTGCAAATATTCCACCATGAACATTAATTTGTCGTGGTGGTGTGTGTGGTTGTATTTTAGTATAATTTTCTACAGACATAGTTCTCCTTTCTAAACTTGGAAAAAATTTATCACAGCTAAAACATTTGGCAGAGCCATCTATGTTTTTAGATAATGCATCACTGCTTCCACAATCAGGACAAGGTAAATGATATTCTACAAATTTTGTTTCCATAATTAATCCTGTTAAAATAAAATGGGCACCCATGATAGAGTGCCCGTGGAGATAAATATAATGAGATTAGACTTACTCAGAAGTTTCTTCTTCATTTGTTTGCTCTATCTTTGCTTCTTCACAAGACATCAAAAGCTGTTCAAGATTAGCTCTGTGAGTTCTTGAAGCAAAGTCAAGAGCTTCAATGACAACGCTAAGATTACCAACCTTCTGCACGATTACTCCTGCTTCTTGTCGTTTAGCTTCGTCATCAATTTTGTTGATGTCAAATAAAAATTCACCATCATCATTTTTTATGGTGACTATCATTAGAACTCCTCTCCGTCACCGAATGGGTCTAACTCAGAGCCATCCTGTGATTTCATAGGAACTAAATCTAGCACCTGCATAGCTTGAAAGTCCAAGCCTTTGAATGTTCCAAACTTATTTGAAGTTTCCCATTCATTGTATTGCACTTTTACAATAGAGCCATTGCCAATGATATCGTCAATCTGCTCTTTATCTTTATTGAAAAGTTTAGGTGCCTTTCTGACCATGCCATCAGGTCCATTTACTTTTCTTTTTATAGTGATAGCTCTTCCAACAGGTGTAGGAGCACCACTCTCATCCTTAATGGATAATGTTTTAACTTTGAAACCTTTAGCTTCAAAGCTATCTGCAACAGCATCATCAACTACTAGGTCAACTGTATACACAGGCTCATAAGTAGTGTTAGGTGTTGTCACACTCGCCCAATAGGCTTTTCCTTGTATTACTGCCATTATAACCTCCTTTGGTTTGGCTTTTTGTGGAACTATTATAATCCAAATTGCTTTTTTTGTCAAGCAAAAATGTCATTAAAATCTATAACTGTATTCTCGTCAAGAGAAACAATAAACTTTTCTTTTATCTTACGAACAGAATAACTTATTTTATTACCATAAATTTCTGCATAGTTATCTTCAATGTATTGAATAAACTTCCGGTATTCATCTTTGGTTAATATTCTTTCATACTGTCTTTGTTCTGCAATATAATTCATGCAACTTCCTTGTGTTGTGTAGTCCACCAATCAGGCTTATTACGATTTCGTTCCCACTTGGCGTAATGTTTTTCGTTAATGCAATAGTTACGATAAGCGATAGTAGCATCCTCATGCTTGTATTCCTCCGGCATAGCTTGTGCAACTGGTGTTCGTTTAGTTCTTGGTATGTTAGTTGGTAGTTGATACAAAGCTCTTGCAAGTTTTGTAATGCTTAGATGTTCTCTACCATAGCG